TTGGAGCAGCTCCATGACCGCGACAATAAGGAAAGTGAGGGAAAGTAACATGAATTTACACAAACTTATTTTAACGGAAAACGCCTGTTACAAAGCAGGCAGGAAAATCACGGTTAAGGGTATCATGGTTCATTCCACGGGTGCAAACAACCCGAACCTAAAACGCTATGTAGGTCCTGATGATGGTTTGCTCGGTAAAAACCAGTACGGCAATCATTGGAACACCTACCATCCCGGCGGCAGAGAGGTCTGCGTTCATGCCTTTATCGGCAAGTTGGCTGACGGCACGATTGCCACATACCAAACTCTCCCTTGGAATCATCGTGGTTGGCACGCTGGGGGNAGTGCAAACAATACCCATATCGGTTTTGAAATCTGCGAGGACGGTCTTTCGGATTATGCCTACTTTAAGAAGGTGTACCGTGAGGCCGTTGAACTTTGTGCCTACCTCTGTAAGGAGTACGGTTTGACCGAACAGAACATCATCTGCCACTCCGAAGGTTACAAGCAGGGCGTGGCATCCAACCACGGCGATGTGATGCACTGGTTTCCAAAGCACGGCAAGAGCATGGATACCTTCCGTGCCGAGGTCAAGGCACTCCTGGCGACTACCGATGAGGAGGAAATCGAAACTCCTGCAGAGCCTACGGTGACATATCCCGAAAAACTGACTACTGGTTATTACCGTGTGCGTAAGGATTGGAAGGACAGCAAGTCCCAGGTGGGTGCATATCGCATTCTTTCCAATGCGAAGGCGGCGGCAGATAAGAACCCAGGAACTTTTGTTTTTGCAAATGACGGCATTGCCATTTATCCTGCCGACAGCACAGCCGAGCCGGATTACCGTGTCCATACGGTTGTGAAGGGCGATACCCTTTGGGATATTGCCGTGAAATATCTCGGCAAAGGCAGCAGATACACCGAAATNAAGAAACTGAATGGACTTTCTTCCAATGTGATTTATAGCGGTTGGAAACTCAAAATTCCGAACTAACACGATGCCCTTTGAGGATTTTTCCTTGAAGGGCATTATTTTTTTGCCCATTTGGGGGTTCGATTTATCCTGTCTTTTCGCTTATAGGCAGAGGGGAACATTTCTACCGTTCCCCGGACTGGAGGAATTGATATGGAAGTAAGACAGATTGAAAATTTTCAGATACCAAATGCTGTGGCACACGAAATCACACAGGAGGAATTGCAGCGTGAATTTGACTACTACAGGGCACAGCAGATGCTTGAAACAATGTTTATGTTCGGCATGATTTCTGTGGATGAATTCAACAAAATCACGGCACGGAATCGGAAAACTTTCTCCCCGTTTTTGGCAGAGATTATGCCCTAAATGACTTGCTATTTCTGCGATAGTACGGGAATATGTCACTACCCAAAAAGCGAGGTGAGTTGATGAAAAAGATAACGAAAATCGGGGTAAACGAAACCCTGATTCAAAAGAAAAAGCTGAAGGTTGCAGCCTACTGCCGTGTATCCACAGCCAGTGATGAGCAGCTTATCAGCCTTGAGGCACAAAAGGCCCATTATGAAAATTACATCCGTTCCAATGACAAATGGGAGTATGTGGGTCTTTACTATGACGAAGGAATCACGGGTACAAAAAAGGATGTCCGTGCCGGACTTCTTTCTATGATTGCTGATTGTGAGGACGGCAAGATAGAGTTTATCATAACCAAGTCCATCAGCCGATTTGCGAGAAATACTACAGACTGCTTGGAGATGGTTCGCAAACTGATCGGCCTTGGGGTTCATATTTATTTTGAGAAAGAAAACATCAATACGGGGACAATGGAAAGCGAGTTGATGCTCTCTATTTTAAGCGGACTTGCAGAAAGCGAATCGATTTCCATTTCAGAAAATACGAAGTGGGCCATTCAAAGACGATTTCAAAACGGAACCTTTAAAATTTCCTATCCACCCTATGGCTATCAAAACATGGATGGTCAAATGATAGTAATTCCTAAGCAGGCTGAAATTGTAAAGTATATTTTTGCAGAAGTGTTATCGGGTAAAGGTACACAGAAAGTTGCAAATGATCTTAATCAAAAGGGTATCCCTTCAAAAAGAGGTGGCCGTTGGACGGCTACTACCATTCGAGGAATTTTGACCAATGAAAAATATACTGGTGATGTGATTTTTCAGAAAACCTATAGTGACAGCAGTTTCAACCGCCACCGAAACTACGGAGAGAGAGACCAGTTCCTTTGCGAAAACCATCATGAGCCGATTATCAGCCATGAGGATTTTGACAAAGTCCGTGCAGTTCTCGACCAAAGGGCAATGGAAAAAGGAAACGGCACAGACACCTACCGATATCAAAACAGATATTGTTTCTCCGGCATTATTAAATGCGGTGAGTGTGGCGGCACCTTTAAGCGTAGGCAACACTACAAGCCAAGCGGGAATTATGTGGCTTGGACTTGTTCAAGGCACCTGGAAAGCAAGGCGGATTGTTCCATGCTTTACATTTCCGATGAAGGCATTAAACTTGCATTCTTGACCATGATGAACAAACTGGTCTACGGTCACAACACGATTTTGAAACCACTCCTTCGCACCTTGCGAGGGATGGATGATAAGGACAGACTTCTGCGGATTCAGGAATTGGAAATCCGCATCGAAGCAAACGCCGACAGAAAGCAGATTCTTACCAATCTTATGGCAACTGGGGTCTTGGAGCCTGCCGTTTTCAACAGAGAAAACAATGCCCTTATAGCGGAGGAGCAACAGCTACGGGCGGAAAAAGAGAATTTGGTTAGTTTCGTTGGCGGCGATAAGGTCAGAATGAAGGAACTGCAAAATCTGATGGCATTCACTTCCAAGGGAGAGATGCTGACCGCCTTTGAGGATGAGAAGTTCCTTGCATTTGTGGAAAGCATTACAGTGGAAACAAGGCAGCAGATAGTGTTCCATTTGAAAAGTGGATTGAATTTAAAGGAAAGGTTGGTGGTGTAAATGACAGCACATATTCCCTACGGATACCGCATCGAGGACGGAAAAGCAGTAGTGGATGAAACCCAGGCTGAACAGGTCAGAGCCTTTTTCAAAGAATATATTTCCGGTAAGGCATTGATGGTGGCAGCCGAAACGGTAGGCTTGAAGTTATTTCATGGTAGTGCCGGACGAATGCTCCGCAACACTCATTACCTTGGGGATGATTATTACCCTGCCATCATAGATCGGGAATTATTCGATAAAGCAGAAGAGCAACGCCAGGCACGAGCCGGACAGCTTGGCAGGGTCAGAGAATTGGCTCCTGCTACGAGTCCTGCCGTTCCCTTTCATTTTACAATGGGAAAGCAGAAAAAGGTTTGTTATGACCCTTTCGAGCAAGCCGAATACGCCTACAGTCTGATAGAAAGCGAGGTTGAGATAAATGGCACAGACTAAGAATATTACCGTAATTCCAGCACGAAGACGTGTCGGCAATACGGCAAAGGAAAACGAAATACCAAAACTGCGTGTGGCTGCCTATTGCCGTGTTTCCACGGACAGTGATGAGCAGGCTACCAGTTACGAGGCACAGGTGGAGCATTACACCGATTATATCCGAAAGAACCCTGAATGGGAGTTTGCCGGAATATTTGCTGACGATGGAATATCCGGCACGAACACCAAAAAGCGTGAGGAGTTCAATCGTATGATTGATGAGGCTATGGAAGGAAACATCGACATGATTGTTACCAAGTCCATCAGCCGATTCGCAAGAAACACCCTGGACTGCCTGAAATACATTAGGCAGCTTAAGAAAAAGAACATTCCCGTGTATTTTGAAAAGGAAAACATCAACACGATGGATGCCAAGGGCGAGGTTCTGCTTACCATTATGGCGAGCCTTGCACAGCAGGAAAGCCAGTCCTTGTCCCAGAACGTAAAATTGGGATTCCAGTACCGTTACCAACAAGGGCAGATTACCGTGAACCACAATCGTTTCCTGGGGTACACCAAGGATGAAAAAGGTCAGTTGATTATTGACCCTGATGAGGCAGTTGTGGTCAGACGTAT